GCCTTGCATCCGTGCAGCCGATAAGTATTAAAGGCGGAATTGATGCGGCGGTGGTTTTTTCCAGAATCGCTAAAGATATGGGCCTAGCTTTTGAAAGCAACGGCGTTAGCGTCATGATTTCAAACGCTTATTTGGCTCAGACGCTGAAAGATCAGGCAATAGAGCTAGCCAGAGCGTGTAATTTGTCGCTGTACATTGACGACAAGGCTTTGGCGATAACAACGAGATTCGGCGCGCGAAAAGGTGAAATCCCCTTGATTTCAGCGAGCTCCGGCATGGTTGGTTACCCTACTTTTGATGCAACTGGCGTCAATTTCCAAATTCTGTTCAATCCGGCGGTGACTTTTGGCGGTAAAATTCAGATAGAAACAGACATTGTTCGCGCGCGCGGCGTGTGGAATGTATCGGCCATTTCTCATAAACTCGACTCTGAGCGCAGCGGTGGCGGCTGGTTTTCGCTAATTCGGGGGACTATGAATGAGTTCGCAATCGTCAAATGATTTGCCGCTAGGTCGCCTAGGGCCTCAGACTACATGGAGCGAATATAATTCACTAGCGTTCGTCATAAACTCCTTTTTGTCGAAAATTCAAACAGCTACACTCGTTAAAATCGTTTCATGTACAAATTCGGGCGGCGTTAGTCCCGTTGGGCTTGTTGATGTAATCCCATTAGTTGATCAAATTGATGGTCTTGGCGTGCCGGTTCCGCATGTTACGCTTTTTAACATACCCTACTTTCGGGCGCAAGGCGGACAAAATGCCATCATTTTAGATCCGCAGGCTGGAGATATTGGCATCTGTGTTTTTGCTTCGCGCGATATTTCAAAAGTCAAGTCATCGAAAAAATCGAGTCCGCCCGATTCGCTCCGGCAGTTTAGTTACTCGGATGGGTTGTATGTCGGCGGGGTGCTAAATGGCTCTCCAACTCAGTATGTGCAATTTTCAACCGATGGAATTAAAATCCACTCGCCGGCTGCTGTTATTCTTGAAGCGCCAGACGTTCAGATTTTAGCGCAAACTGTTGAGATCAATGCGACTTCATCAACAACGATCACGACACCGACTTTCACAGTGAACGGAAATTCGGTACTAAATGGCTCTGTCTCGCAAACCGGCGGCGGTAGCGCTTCTTTTTCTGGTAGCGTTGATGTTGTCGGCGATGTTGTCGCAGACGGAAGTAGCCTAACAACTCACACCCATGGCGGCGTTCAGACTGGTGACGGATCAACGGGAGGGCCTCAGTAATGGCAACCTTAAATACATTGCTTTTAGATCAAACGGCTTGGGACTTAGTGCTTGACAGCTCTGGAAATATCGCGCTAGCTCGTCCGGCCTACGCCGTTGCTCAGGATGTTGCTAGCGCGCTCCGATTATTTCTTGGTGAGCTCTGGTACGACCAGACCAAAGGCATTCCGTATTTTCAGGAAATCCTTGGCCAGCTTCCGCCCGCTTCGCTGATAACGGGCTATCTTGAGCGCGCGGCGCTGGCGGTTTCCGGCGTTGTTTCCGCTACTTGCATTATTAGTTCTTTTTCAGATCGTGCAATAATTGGCGAATTGAGATTTGTTGACGAAAATGGGGCGCAAAATGCCATTAACTTCTAGCGTGCCTAAAATTCAATTTACCCCTGCTGGGCTGGTTGTTCCGACAGAATCAGCGGTCCTTGCTGCTGTTCAGTCAGATATTGATGCAGCTTTTGGCGGTGGCGTAAATCCAGCACTGGAGACGCCACAAGGCCAGATCGCATCAAGTCAAAGCGCCGTCATTGCTGATAAAAATTCGGAAATTGCTTTAATTGTCAATCAGATGGATCCGCTTTATGCTTCAGGACGATTCCAAGACGCGCTGGGCCGGATCTATTTTTTAACGCGAAAGCCCGCCTTACCTACCGTTGTGCAGTGTCAGCTTGTTGGCGTTGTCGGCGCAGTAATTCCGGCCGGAACACTAGCGCAAGACACGAGCGGGAATACATACATACTGTCGGGCAGTGTAACAATCGGAGCTGGCGGAGCGGCTATAGGTGAGTTTCAGAATATCGAAACCGGCCCGATAGCATGCCCAGCCGGCACCTTAATTAAGGTTTATCAATCTGTTAGCGGCTGGGACTCGGTAACGAATGCTGCCGATGGCGTTATCGGCTCAGATGTTGAAACTCGGGCAGATTTTGAGATTCGGCGCAAAAACTCGGTTGCACTAAATGCTCATGGCACGCCAGCCTCAATCTATGCTGCTGTTTTCAATATTCCCGATGTCTTGGATGTTTATGTTATTGATAACCCTAGTAATGATGTCTTGGAGGTTGGTAATACTAGCTACCCACTCGCTCCTCATTCTGTCTATGTCGCAGCTGTTGGCGGTCTGGATGCTGACATTGCGCGCGCAATTTGGACTAAAAAAGATCTCGGCTGTGACTACAACGGGAACACGACAGAAATAATTGTGGATAACTCGGGATATAACTACCCAGCGCCAAGCTACGAGGTGAAATTTCAGCGTCCAGATCCGCTTGCTGTAAAATTTGCTGTTCGCGTTGTTAATGACGCACACTTGCCGAGCGATATTGTCGCACTAACAAAAGCCGCAATTATTAGCAGATTTAATGGCTTAGATGGAACTCAGCGCGAGCGCATTGGCTCGCTGATTCTGTCTAGTAGATATTATGGTGCTGTTGCATCTGTTTCGCCTAATGTCTCAGTTTTAGATATTCTCATAGGAGAGGCCACGCCCACGGTTACGCAAGTAGCCGTGGGTATTGATGAGAGGCCGACAATTTCCGCTGATGATATTGCTGTAACATTGGTAACGCTATGATTAGCATAGAAAAAACAATAATTAGTCAGTACGCGAATAGCCCGACGCTAACTCAGCTGGTCAGAAATTTTGACGAGTACATAGATCCGCGGGCCGACATTGACAATTTTTTCAACTTCGTTTTTGACGTATCGACTGCGCAGGGCTTCGGTTTGGATATTTGGGGCCGAATCGTTGGCGTTGCGCGTGAGCTGTCACTGCCGCCGGTTTACGAAAATTTTGGCTTTGCTGAGGCGCTTCCGGATTCGTTGGAATTTGATGTTGGTACGTTTTTTTCTGGCATCACCCCTGATACTGACGTTTACTCACTCAGCGACGATGCATACAGACAGCTAATCATGACTAAAGCCCTGTCGAATATCTCTTCGTGTAGCGCTGCTGCGATTAACCAGTTGATTAGTAATCTTTTTTCAGATCGCGGGCGTTGTTATGTCAATGACCTTGGTAACATGGCCATGCGCTACGTTTTCGAGTTTGCGCTAACGCCAGTTGATTTAGCTATTATCACGCGCTCCGGCGCACTGCCGAGACCCGCGGGGGTTTCCGCTATTTCTATCTCGATCCCAGACGAAACATTCGGCTTCGCTGAAGCTGGCGGCCAGCCTTTTGACTGTGGCACATTTTTTGACGAGGGACAAGTAAATGCAATCATCTGATACCCCTAGTAAATTACTGATTCCGTTCGCTGAGGATGGCGGACGTAACGCAATTCCTGTCGATAGCCAAATCGGAATCACTGGCGGCAGGGCATCGCTGACCGATGGATTCCCGCCGGTAACTCGAATACCAACGACAGCGGGCGGCATCCCGCCTTTTGGGCTTGACATGAACGGAATCCTGTACGCCATTTCCGCGATCTGCCGATGGCAAACCGCCGGCGCGGGCTTTCCGTATGATGCTGATTTTGCTACAGATCCGCTGGTCGGTGGCTATCCCGCTGGGGCTCGTGTTATGCGCGATGACGCGCAGGGCTATTGGTTAAATACAGCTGATGATAACGAAACCGACCCAGCGGATTCAGGCGCTGCCGCTGCCGGATGGGTGCCCGATTTTTCGCACGGAGTTGCTAGCGTTACGATGACTAGCTCGCATGTAACACTAACGCCGACACAATACGGCCTGCCTATCGTTGAAATTACCGGCACTATTACAACCGACCTAAATTTGATTTTCCCAAATATTTCAGGCAGTTGGACGATAATTAACAAAACTGCGGGCTTATTTTCGATCACAGCAAAAACCGCCTCTGGCCTTGGCATTGTCGCGCCAAAAAACCTTGCAACTGTCGCATGCTGCAATTCGACTGACATTTTCGCGATCAATCGACCAGACGTGACGCCGTATGATTTTGGCGCAAAAGGCGATTACTTTTTGAGTGACGGCACGACTGTAAATCCATCGCCAACTGCCGACCAAGCTGCGATTATGGCTGCATATGTGTACTGCGTAAAATACAGCAAGCCTCTGAAAATGGTAGGGGATTTTTACATCACGGACTCGATCAATCTCAACTTCAGACCATCCGGCGGCAGTGGTCGAATGATCATTGATGCGGCCGCTGCGATTTATGCAAATCTCGATAGTGGCGCGACTAATGCGGTTTATGTCGGCGATGACACAACAAACGGAATTTATCCGCTGATAATCGCTGGTCAGCTGAGCATACAAAATGCGGGCGCAATTCAAACCGGTAAAATCGGATTTCACGCCCAAGACGCGGCCTATGGGTATTGGTGCGTTTCAGCCAGCGGATTTGATTACGGCATTTACATTCAAGGCTGCATTTACTCAACGATTGATGGCGGCCAGCGCGCGTGTAGCAATAATTTCCAAGACATGCGCATTGAATCATACCGCTCGACAAACCCCGTGCCAATTTTGCGCTTTACCAACAATATCCTTGAAGTTAAGAACATCAGGCTGGCATCGAAAGCTAAGCTAGCTATTGTTGTTGGCGCGAGTGTATCCGCGCCTTTTCAGCAAAACGGCGGCTTGATGCGGTTTGATCGGGTGCTGTTTGAAGGCGTCACCGGCTCTACAGCCTCCACGCCTTACACTGTCTACATAGAGCGCACAGCCGAGGCGGTCGAATCTAAGCTAGCTGAAATTGTATTCAGTCATTGCTGGTTTGAGGTGTTTTTAACCACACAGCCGATGATGGCCATTGATCTGGCGCGGGTTACCTTGTTGCACTGCTTTATTGCTCATTCCACAACCGGCGGCGCTAAGCAATTTCAGCTCAATTCAGACGATTCCTACATTGTTTTTGATAACACAAATGCATATTTTGGTGATGGTGCTCCCGCTTGCGTGGTTAGTCGTGCGGGTTCTGCAACCGATGCTTATAGGTCCAATATTACTGTTAAATCAAGTAATTTTTACGGGCCAGCTGGCACGTTAGTGCCGCTGCATGATGGCTATCCCGCAGGTTCCCGCTATTTTTGCTACTCCACGAGTGACGGCAGCCGGTTTGTTAAAATGCGATTTGATGCAATTGCGCCAAAATTTCCGACAAATACTACCGATGACTACATGCAAAATGCGACGCTGAATGTCGTTGATTTTGTTGTTGCGCTGTTTGGCACTAAATTTGTGTCTGCTGATATTTATATCGGTGCAACTGATGGTAGCGCGTCAATGAGCGCCCATGTTTTAGTATTGCCGTACAAATCTGTTTTAACATATACGTCTGACGCAAATTTAACATTATCGGGGAATGTGCTTACATTCCCAACTTCATTAATAGCCGCATTTTATCGGCCTTCGGTTCATGTTACGGCACGCATATCAGAGCAAGAGTATTCGCTTGCATAATAAAATAGAGGTGGAATATGGATCAACAGGAACTGATAAACAGCAGCATGACGATAATTGTTGCAGGCGTAGGTTGGTGGGTTAAAACAATATGGGGCGCGGTTGAGGTGCTTAAATCAAGAGTGTCGCAAAACGAATTGACAGTTGCTAGCAAATGCGTGACGCGGGAAGAGCTGACGCAGATCGTGACGAAAATGTTTGATAAGCTAGATCGAATTGAGGACAAACTTGATAAAAAGGTCGACAAATAGCCGGAGGTGCTTCATGAGCTCAAAATTCAGATTCGGCGAGAGATCGCTAAAAAATCTAGCAGAAGTTCACGTTGATTTACAGCGAGTTACAGCTAGAGCTCTTGAGCTATCTAGCGTCGATTTTGCAGTGACAGACGGACTTAGGACAAAAGAAGAGCAAGCTGTGAATTTGCAAAAAGGCGTATCGCAGACAAAAAACAGCAGGCATCTAGACGGCCATGCTATTGATATTGTTGCAATTGTGGGTGGGCGGGCGAGCTGGGATTACTCTCTATACCAGAGCATTGCTGCCGCATTTAAGGCGGCGGCAACAGAGCTTGGCATAAATATCGAGTGGGGCGGCGATTGGAAAACGCTAAAAGATGGCTGTCACTTTCAGCTGTCTCGCAAATCATACCCTAGCGCATCAAAATAGATGCGCCAGAGCTGACTTAGCTAGAACGAATGACAGCGAGATAATCGCTGTCGTGACGTACAACACACAAAAAACAACGGTTGAGATGTACGCAACTTTCTGTGACGCACTCATAAACCATTTTCACCTTTAAAATCAACACTTAACCTCTCTATAGCCGCCGCCATTTTATCACAAAAATCCATTTTGGCGCTGAGCTCACGACTGAGCATCCCGCCAAGCCAAGTTTTTGCTTCAATTTCAGAGCCAAAAATCTGTTGAACTGTTGAATTTTTAGCGCCAGCGGTTGCGGGCGTCACTGTCATTGTGATGATATTGGCGGCAAACATCATGCCGCCTCCGTTGCTAGTCTGTATTTTTTGTGCCGATGCTGCCCGCTTACAGTCAGTAGCCCGCTTTTTACGAGACGCGATAGTGCGACTCTAACTTTTTTTGAGTGCTCCTCTATCGAGTGAATATGCCCGCAGTCCCGCATGACTCTAATGGCGTCAGAGCTAGAAAGCTCTGGGCCTTCAGAGAGCGCAAAAACTCCCATGACTTTTTGTGTGAAATACATAACCCCCCCCCCGCCGTTGTTCGTATGTAGTTTGCCCCGCCGAAGCGGGGGGTTGATTGGATCAGAACCCCCCCAGCACCACCCCTCTTCACTATGATATATCCGTTGTGGTGCTTTGCCACCAGCAGCCCCAAAATGGCTGCCGATGCCTCAACGAAGCTCCTCAGATCAGTAGCAGCTCTTTATGTGCTTTATCAGCGCTTCACATATCGCTAAAAACTGCTCTTCTGTATAGCTATCAGCACAAAAACCGAATCGACTCAAAAAGTTGACACTGACAGAAAGCGGCGCAAGCCTTTGATTTATATCGCTAACTGTAAGCATTCTTTCTGGAGCTGGAGCTGGAGCTACTACTGCAGCGCTGGCAATTAGCGCTTGCTCGCGCTTCTCTTTTAGCTCCCGCTCCTGTTCTTTCGCTCTGCTGATTCGCAGATTAACGGTAGCACTGAAATCGTCAATTGGCTTCGTGATAAGCGCTTGCAGATCTGGAAATAGCATAGAAAACTGGGGGCTAGCACTGATTATCGCTAACTTCTCTTGATAGTCAGTAGCTGTATTTCTAGCAACGATTGTTGCATTGGCTAGCGTAGTATCTAGCGCGTTCTGTATGCTATCAAGCGTCTTCAGCCCCTTGATCGAATCATACCAGCCAACATTATGATTTATCTGAATATGTTCAACACCTGAATTAAGCTCAGCAAGTACAGCGCTGAATTTCGCTTGCGCTGCTGCGACTCTCTCAGCGCGAATGTTTTCTTTTCGCGTCTTCACGAGCTTCTCTAGCGTGAGCCGCTTCTGTCGCGCTTCCTCCTTTATTTCGTCGATCGCACGAAAAAGCGCGTCAATACTCTCTGTCTGTGAGAGTGCGTGATTTTTCGCAGCTTCAAGCCGAGTCTCAACGTCTTTACACCACTTTGCTGCCTTGTCAGCGTCAGCAAAATCACTATCTGTCTGTAAATCCTCGTTAATTCCCGAAAAAACCGACATGGCGTGATTTTTGAACGCGACTAGATTAGATGCGGTAACCATGCCAGATACTTCAATTCTAAGAGCTGGCAGGGCGTCAGGAGCCTTGCCAGCTGGCTCAACAACCAGAGCCGGCGGCGTGTAACTCTCCAGATCTCGCTTAAACTGATCCCAGCCATCGCGCAGAATGCTGAACTTTGCGCGATCGGGTAGCACGGCCATCATTTCGCGCCTTTCTTTTGTTCCATCTGACACAACAAAAATCAGCTTTTCAGCTCCAGTGATCATGAGTACTTGCTGACACTGCGGCCAGTAAGCCTCAGGCAAAATTCCAGCACGAACAGAATCAGCAAGTGATTGATTCCATTGTTTGTGCTCGAAAGCGGTGTCACCGCCGATAGTCAAGCCATCGCATGACGCCGACAGATCGCCATCGCTGCACGTCACTGCATAGAGATCCTCGTAGATCTCTGACTCTAGAACCGCCCGCGCCAGCGCTTCTACTTCGTGCCCGTAGTCCAGAATGTTCTTCTGAACCCACGCGCTAAAGCTCTTCGCGTCGCCAGTGCGCTTCGCGTGCAGCAGTTCCGAGCGTTTAACGCTTTCACTCAGGCCGAGCATTGCAGCGGCTTCGCTAGCGCCAAAATGAGCCGAGCGAAAATCGTGCCATTCTTGCGAGCCTTGGGTTATATTGTGAATTTTCATTGCGCATTGCTCCATGAGTTTATTTTTGACATTTGATCTGACGTTAGCGCCATTTTTTCAGTGATCATTGTAACCAGTGCATCAGCAGTAAATCTGCCATCTTCGACTGCCTTTCTCCAGCCCGCCGAGCGCTGCTGAAATTCCGCATCGCTACAGTATGCCAACTCTTTTTTCGACTCTTCGAGTGTCGTGATAACTCCATCACTATCAACAACTTCAAAATCACCGCTTAGCACAGCGCCAAGGTTTTGGCTTTCATCTTCAGCCTTTGAGTCAAGCGCAACAGCTGTTGCTAGCTCAATACCTACCGGCAAGTACTTCATCAGCCGCCTCAAAACCGTCTTCCGACCCATTTCAACGAAATTTTTACCCCAGACCGTGCTTTCCTTGTCTTTCGCAAACTTGTAGTTCTGAGCAGAGTCGCGAATCGCTTCAACTTGCGACAGGCTCATTACTTCGAAAGCATGGCCGCCGCCAGCGAGTTTTGCTACAGCGTAAAACGCGACAATCGCGCCACGTTGCTTCAGCGCTGGTCTGTGCGATAGCCTTTCGTCTAGTCCGTACTCGAACTCGAATTTATCATTCTCACATACCTCGTGCGCTGCAATGCTAACGATCTGACCAGGCCGGCGCGCTAGATCAAGAAGACCTTTATAGCCGAACACTATTTGAACCTCGGTTTTTCCTAACCGCCTGTTTTCAAAGGGGATTAAAAAAGCATGGCCGAGAGGCGTGTTTGGCTCTAGCCCCAGCTGCGAGCATTGCACTAGAGCCCCGAATAGGCTCTCTATTGTGCACTGCTGCAACTTTGGCGTTGTACGCAATGCGCCGATCGCTAGCTTTAGCATGCGATCAGCACTGACGTGCTGCGGAAGCACTGCAAGCAGCGTGCTTTTTTGACTTTCGAAAAATTTCTTAACGTTGCCCATGCCTGCATCGGCAGCAATTTGCTGATGAACCGGTATCATATTTTAATACTCCAGAGTTAAGCCGCTGATTTAGCGGCTGTTTTTGTCTTTTACTGCGAGACGTCTAAGCGCCTCAGCTTCAATTTCCGGCATTAGCAGATCAATAATCTGGTACTGATCACTACCGGAAAGCAACTTAATCAGCGGCATGAGAAGCGCACTATTGCTCATGCTATCGATCAGTTTTTTTAAGAATGCAGTATCTTCTAGCACTTCAGACACTGCCGCCAACTCTTTGACACTTAAGGTTTTTTTCATCGCGACTCCTTGGGTCATATTGGACAGAGCGTCATTAGCTCATTGTGACGCACAAAGCGGGGTGGATGTGACACTGTGCGCGGATGGATATTCACAGCGTAAGTATCATCAAAGCCGAGGAGCGTTGCGCGCTTCTCAACTTTCTCCGCACTCTTTATAAAGTCGCGCGTTTCGATATATGTCGCGCCAATCTTTTTAGCGATCTGACACGGGATAGCCCCGCATTCAAACCGCAGTTGCAGGGCCTTATCTTGCTGTTCTTTTGTCAGCATGTTCGACTCCTTGCGCTAGAAAAATGTGAGCGCAATAACGGCAACGGCAGCTATTGCAGTGATTGAGATTATCAGCATGTAGATCAGCGCTACTTTAAAGCGCTCCGCTTCAAGCTCGGCCTCTATTGCTGACATCTCAGCGCGTATTCTCGCGGTCTCTTCTAAGTGCTTTTTCAGCAGCTTTGGGAGTGGTCTGTAGTGATCTCGGCTATTCATGGCTTTTCCGAGCCTCCATTGTATTTTGATGCAACCAGCTCACTGACTTGTTGCGTGAGTTCATTATGTGTCGAAATCGACACAAGGGCAAGTGTTTTTGCCTATTTGTGTCGATTTTGATATTTTAATGCCTCGCACATATATAGAGAGAAACCGGCTATGAGCAGAGTCTACGAGTTTTTACAGACACAGCTACGCGCTGCAAGCCCTGCTGACGTCGCAGCAGAAACCGGCGTTAGCTATCAGCTGATCACGAGAATCCGCACGGGCTCGCGCGCAGGTATTCAGCTATCGACAGCTGAGAAATTGCTAGAGTTTTTCGAGAAAAGAGGGGTAACGCCGTGGAATTTATAGAGATTTTGATCGGAGTAGACCCGGGAGCTAAAGGCTGTTTTGTTGCGCTATCAGCTGCTGATTTTAGCTATATAGATCACCTACAGATGCCACTTGACGTTAGTAGTCGAGTAGATGGCTTTGCAGTAGCAGCTTGGCTTTTAGAGCTATCAGCGCGCTACTGCGTCACCGGTGCGTATATCGAAAAAGTCGGGGCGAGGCCGCGCCAAGGCGTCTGTTCGGCTTTCAGCTTTGGTTACAGCACTGGAGTGATAGTCGGTGTGTTATCTGAGCTGCGCGTCATCTGCGATCAGATCACGCCACAGGCATGGAAAAAAGCGGCGGGCCTTATCGGGACAGAGAAAGACGCGAGCAGAATCAAGGCATTAGAAAGTTATCCACAGATAAAAGATTTACAAAAAAAGGGGAAAGGACAGGCTCTGGCAGATGCTATTTATATCTGCCGCGCTGGCGCAGAGATCAAACTAAAAAACCAAGGGGTTTAAAATGTCAAAAGGCATTAACAGGGTAATTTTGATTGGCAATCTGGGTAAAGACCCAGAAGTTCGTTATATGCCGAGTGGCGACGCATTGTGCAATCTGACCGTAGCGACCAGTGACACTTGGAAAGACAAACAAACCGGCGAAAATAAAGAGCAAACCGAATGGCATAGAGTGACATTTTTTGGCCGCCTAGCCGAGATTGCCGGCGAATACCTAAAGAAAGGCTCTAAAGTTTATGTTGAGGGCAGTTTGCGGACTCGTAAATATACCGGTAATGATGGCATTGAGCGTTACGCTACTGAAGTTCGCGGGACAGAGATGCAAATGCTGGGCGGCTACAGCTCTGACAGTGAGCACACAGAAAGCCGGCCGGCTGCGCAAAATAAGCCCACTGGCTCAACCAGTTCGCAGCGTAGCGCTAGCCCTGCCAGTCAGCGGCCAGTTCACGACAACACGATTACTGATGATTCTGAAATCCCGTTTTAATCGCTAAACGACAACAAAAAACAGGGCTTTCGGGCCCTTTTTTATGCACAAAATACCCCTTCTAAGCCCCTTTCTAAGCCCCTTCTAAGCCCCTTTCTAAGCCTTTTTTATTAAAACCACTTGCGATCTGAGCGCACGCACTCAATAATTAGGGAACACTCACAAGATCAACAAGGGGTACGATATGCACTTTAAGACTCTCATGCAAAGACGCGCGGCCAAAGCGACAACTTTTATAATCTTTGAAAAGAAAGGCGTCACGATGACGCAACTTACGAAGCGATTCAAGTCCCTGCCCGCACATGATCGAAAAGTTCTTTTTGATCATGTACTTAGCTTCTGTACACTAGAGACAGCGCTAGTATCAGAAAAAGGGAAGGCGACTACTTTCGTGCGTATCACTCACACGCAAGCGCTAGCAGCCGTTTCAGCGGCGGGGAGCATAAAGCATGCGTGATTACTCGAAAATCCAGCCCAAATTTTGGGACTCTGAGATTGTCGCAGCTATGGAAATCAACAACATAGACGCGGCATATGTTGCGCTGTATCTGATGACAAGCCCTGCATCGACAATGCTAGGGCTGTTTAGATGCTCCGCTGTACAGATAGCGGATGACTCTCATCTATCTGTCGATAGAGTAGAGCTAGCCCTGTCTGCGCTAGAGAGAACCGGCTTTTTAGAGCGTGACACGCGCAGGAAACTTGTCTATGTAAAAAAAATGGCAGCGGTTCAGATAGAGAAGTCGCTTAAGTCGTCAGATAATCGCGTCATAGCGATAAAGAAAGAGCTCGACTCACTGCCGGATTGTGAGCTAAAGCATTCATTTATAAGTGATTATAATGGGGCTTTTTCTCTTGGATTTTCGCTTGATATCGAGCAGTTAGAAGCCCCTTCTAAGCCCCTTCTAAGCCCCCCCACAAGCCAAGAGCAGGAACAGGAGCAGGGAGCAAGAGCAGTGAGCAAGAGCAGTGAGCAAGAGCAAGAGCAAGAGATAAGAGCTTTAAGAGCACAAGATCAAGAGCTAAAAAAAATACCAAAAAAAGTTGACGCTCAGGTCTCGCAGCAGAGCGAAAGCGAAAGCGCAGCAGCTTCGCAGCTGCCCGCCGCCGAGGCGGCTTGTACTTTTGAAAATCTTGATTGTGAGTCTCTAGCGCTCGAGCTAGTCGAAGCAAGCACTAGCGATGCGTCACTAGCGAAAAAACCGGTTATCAAGCGCGTAAAATCGACAAAGCCGAGTGCAAACGGGATTGATCTATCAAAACTACCGCCGCAAATCAGCGCAATGGCGGCTGAGACGCTCATAGCGCATCGTAAAGCAAAAAGGAGCCCATTCGTACAGGTTTCATTCGATCGCTTTATGGTGAAGGTTTTAGAGGCCTCTGCGGAATTGTCGATTTCTGCTGATGACGTAATCTTCGAGATGATCGACGCGGGCTGGACAGGGTTTAGGATCGAGTGGCTGAAAAACCGGCTTCAATCGGGACAGAAAACCGGCGGGAATTTCCGGCAAAAATTCGGGGCTATGAGCGAGACAGGCAAGCAGTCGGTTAGGGCAAGTGCGCGCGCCGACTTTTTAGACGATTTTGGCGGTGTAAATCCGGTTACTGGCACTGTTTTAATTGAGGGTATCGAATATGCAAAACTCTGATAATCTTAGGTTTTTAGATGCAATTACGGCTCTTGATGAGTTTTACGGTAGAGTTACAGAAAAGCCCTCATTGCGCATTTATTGGACTGATTTAATTGAGTTCGATATCGCCGATATTGAGCAGGCCTGTGCGGCGCATCGGAAAGATCCCGAGCACTGCGCGTTTTTCCCAAAGTCTGGCGATATTATCCGGCAAATCAGGAAGTTAGCGAACAATGATGGGCGCATTGACTGGGCCGAGGCCTTCGCTGTCTGCATTGCTGCGACAGACGAGCGAAAGACTTTGGTCTGGTCTGAAGAAATGCGCGAAGCATGGTTTTCTGTGTCTGAGCTGTATCAGCTCGATAAAATTGCTGCAAAGCAATCGTTTAAGTCGATTTACGAGCGCCTTGTTTGCGAAGCACGGGCTAAGCGCTCAGCAGTTCGCTACAGCGTGTCGCTGGGTGGCTCAGAGAGTCATCAGCGTGAGGTTTTAGAGCTAGCAGTTAAACGCGGGCAATTGACGTTTATGGCTGCTAAAAAAGTCTGTCCGGCGCTAGATGCCCCTGCGGCTTCTAACGTAGTTCCACTGATGCTAGCCGGAAGTTGTTCAAAAAATTTGAACGAGATGGACATAAAAAATCGCATTGCAAAACTGCGCGCGGCAATTGACCCTGAAAACAAACAGACCGAACCAGTTGGGGTAAATCATGAGAATAAGTGATTTTTTGCTATTTTTATTTGCCTTATTTGTGTCGTTTTCGGCATTTTCTGCTATGATTTTGCTGGTGCTGATTGTTGAGTTATGGCCTGTTTTCGCGCTGATCGCGGGCCTTAAAATTTATGGCTGGTTGATTGTATTGGGGGCTTTATGAATCTGAAAATCGAGACGATGGTTTTGCAGTCGCTGCGCAGCGGGCCAAAGAATTTACAGGGTCTTTATGATGATATCGGGCTATCCGTGTCGTGCAATCGCGTTGCGATTAATGCCGCGTGCCGGAGTTTGATCTTAAAAAAGAAGGTATCGAAAAATGATACCGGCTGGTTTTTCGTGGCTTAAATAGCGAGGGTGGATAAATGGACTGGATCGAAAAATTGGCAAGGGCGCATGGGACTGGGGGCTGGCAATCTCTCGATGACATGCTTAGGTTTGGCGAGGCCATTGCAAATGCTGCGGCGACAGAGGAGCGGGAGGCGTGCGCTCTGGTTTGTGATAAAAATTCTTGTGACTACACGCGGGAGGGCGCTGAAGTTTGCGCAAAAGAAATCCGCGCGCGCTCTGGCGAAGCCAGTCAGCTTGACTACGCTATAAATCACGTAGAGCACGACCCCAAAACACGAACTCTGTCAATAAAAATCACAATAAATCCTCAATGATCTGCATTTCGGCCCCGCACTGCGAGCAATTGCAGTGCTCTGGCATGACGCCACACCAGCTGTATCCACAAATTTGACAAATTGCGCGGCCAATCCCAAGTATTTTCATGATGCAGCCCCCTTTTTGGCTCTTACTTAATTATAGCTGATGAGCGCTGCTGTCACTCAATTGATACTTAAAAATTACTTAAAATTTGTTTAATTTTTCTTGCAGTATTTTGTGCGGTAGCTATAATTACTACATCGAAGCAGCATACCGCTGCCAACCGCCGGAGATAAAATCATGACAACTCAAGCAGCCCAAGCAGCCCAATTGGTGGAAGTGGTTTATGAAACCGCCGTTTGCACACCAGCCGGCTGGCGTTCGGAAACAGTGACCGCGCTAGCTGAGAAGATCAGCGAAAAGCGCGTCCGTGTCGCTCAGGTTCTGGATATCGGCGGCAATGGCGATAGCGGCTACGCGAGCCGCACGGGCGCTAACCGCCAGCGCTACAGCGTGGGAGGCGTGGCAGCTCGGGAAGTCGGAAAGATCAAGAACATAAGTGCGCTTAGCTCGATCAGCGTAGCTTAGAATTGTAGGGCCGATTGTCGGCCCATTGTTTTTTAAGGAGTTTAAAATGACCATTATCAACTTGACACAACATGCAGCGACTCCTGAGCAACTTGCTCAGGGAGTGTTCGATCTGACAGGTGAACAGTTAGCTGAGCTAAAAGCTCTGCTGACTTTCAAACAATGCCCGACTTCGGTCGAGGTGATCTTGCGCGGGGCGCAGATTGCCCGCTTGGCAGGCGAATTTGAATTCGCAATGATAGGCGGCGCTCCCTACCTGATGGCATCACTGGAGATGGCGCTAAAATGCAGGGGCATCCAGCCCCTTTATTCCTTCACCGAGCGATGCTCTGTGGAGCAGGCACTGCCAGACGGCAGCATCCAGAAAACGGCGGTCTTCCGCCACGCTGGCTGGGTGGAAGCCTAACCAAACCCCGTGCCGCCCATGCCCACCTTAGCGCGGGCTTTCAGCTCTTTGGAGTCAGTCATGAAAACAATATCCGATAAAATCGTGGCTTTTTTAGACGTTAGCCTCGCCGCTAGCGTTGATGAGATTGCTGACGCTGTTGGAATGAGCCCGAGGCGCTTAGCAGCGCATCTAACTCGCTGCAAAAAGGCTGGCCGAATCCGTGCGGTTCAGCGCGGGATTTATGTGAGTGAAGGCGTGGCCGCTGGTGCGGCAGCTGTGCGTGAGAGTATGCGAGACTCATGAACCTAAAGGCGAACAATTTCCAAAAAGGATAATGTTCATGCTTGCCTCGAGAGTTAGAAGAAAAGCCCCGCAATTGGGGCTTTTTGGTTTTGTTTGATTTATTATTAGGTATGCAGTCGAATTTTTGGTGGCAAAATGGCTAGACACAGAACTAACGCAGAATGGCAAGCTGTACGCGATGATCGAGAGATTTTTGGTACATCTTTCAACGGCTTAGCTAAAAAGCACGGGATTAACGTTGCTACGATCTTTAAAAGAGCGCGGGATGAGGGTTGGAGCGATGGGAGTGATAACAATGCGCTGGCCAATAAGCTCGCGAGAGAGAAAACAAACGGCATTTGTTTTGTGCAAACAGAGTCTGAAATCAGCAAAACTCTGGTTGAAAGAATAGCGCAAGCTGTTGATAAGAAAGCAGCTATTATTTTTCAGCAGCAGCTAGACTGGGAATTGCACAGACTCAGCTACGACATAAAAAAGCAAGATCGCGAGCATCTACAGTGCGCAAAGCTGGCTGGCGAGACTCTGAAAATTCGGCACGAGGGCGAGCGCAAGGCTTGGTCGATCACTGATGACGATGGAAGCAAGCCAGAGCCAGCTAAGCCGCTATCAGATTTTTACTCATGAGTGCGTCACTAAATCCGGTTTTAAAGGATTTTTGGACTACCCCGGCGCGCTACCGAGTTTTATATGGTGGTCGGGCCAGTGGGAAAAGTTGGGACGCTGCTGGCTTTGCGGTTTTTCTGGCTTCTCGCTATCGCGTGCGGTTTCTCTGTACTAGGCAGTTTCAGAATAAAATAGCCGAGTCTGTATACACGCTGATCAAAATGCGTGCTGAACAATTCGGCTTGGCCGAGCAGTTCAAATTTACTGACAACTCGATTATTCATCTACGCACAAAATCCGAGTTTATATTTTATGGAATAGCGAGGAATATTGATGAAATAAAATCAACTGAAAGTGTGGATGTACTGTGGATGGAAGAGGCTCATCTACTCTCTCGAGAGCAGTGGGATATAATTCATCCAACAATTCGAAAATCAGGCTCCCAAATTTGGATTGTATTTAACCCGAGATTCTCTACTGATTTTGTGTATCAGCGTTTTGTAGTAAATCCACTACCAAATTCGGCGGTTAAATTAATTAACTACACGGATAACAAATTCCTATCTGCTGACATGCTATCTGTAATAAAAAATGCTGAGCTAGAGGATTTTGAAGAATTTCAGCATATTTATCTGGGAGTTCCGCGCGCTGATAGTGATCGGGTCATTATTCGCAGATCATGGCTCGAGTCGTGCATAGATGCGCATATAGCGCTTGACATTCCACCGGCTGGCCGGTCTGTGATCGGTTTTGACGTTGCAGATGACGGGGCCGATAAGTGCGCTAATATCCATGCCCACGGCTGGGTTGCTATGTGGTCGGATGAGTGGAAAGGTCAGGAGGACGAGCTGCTAAAAAGCTGTGCGCGCACTTACGATGCAGCGATTAGATACGATGCAGCGATCAGATATGACAGCATCGGAGTGGGTGCGCTATGCGGCTCAAAATTCGATGAGCTAAATCAAGCCAGAAAACGATCAATCTCGTACGCAAAATTTAACGCTGCTGACGGGGTCTATGAGCCAAACCGCTATTATGCGAGCGATGCGCAAGAGCGGATCAAAAACTCTGACTATTTCAGCAACTTAAAAGCACAGTCGTGGTGGTTGATCGCTGATAGAGTGCGAAATACTCACAATGCTATAAAAAACGAGGAACAGTTTGACAGTAGCGAGATGATCAGCATTAGCTCTAAAATGCCGAATCTTGAGCGACTTTTGACAGAGCTATCGACACCAAAGCGCGATTTTGACGCAAACGGACGCGTAAAGGTCGAGTCGAAAAAAGATCTGTCTAAGCGGGGCGTATCAAGCCCGAATCTCGCTGATGCATTCGTGATGGCTTTTGCGCCGGAGCCCGTTGCAGCGATCAAAATCAGCGCTAGCGCTATGAAGAGGGTTAGATAATGAGTGAAAACAATGGGATGCGTAGGGCTAAAAATCGCGCACAATCAGAGTCAGCAGCTGTGGATAAGTACAGCTATGCGATAAAGCCGCCGGTTTTGCCTGCGGCAGTGGTGGGTGGTCGATCGCTAGCGACAGATTCAGCGGTCTATTCATACTTATCTGACCAGTGCGGCGGTGGCTTTGCTGGCTTTCCGCATCTAGCGCAGCTGTCTACGCGCTCAGAGTATCGCAATCCGGCTAGCGCGATGAGTACCGAGATTACTCGCGCATGGATTGAACTGACGAGCAGTAAAACTGATGGCTCTAGCGTAGAAAAACTCAAAATTCTGGCGACTGAGCTTGTGCGCATAAAATTACGAAACGCGATTGGGTTAGCAGTGATGCACGACTGTTTTTTTGGTCGAGCTCAGATTCTGATAAAAATCAAAAACGCGGACGACAAAACACCGCTAATCCTGAGTGATAAAACCATAGGAATCAACAGCCTAGATGGGCTGTCTGTTGTTGAAGCTGTTTGGACTACTCCATCGCGGTACAATTCAATCGACCCTAGCGCGCCTGATTTTTACAAGCCCAGTGCGTGGTTCATGTTGGGGCGTGAGGTTCACGCATCGCGACTAATGACAGTAGTAACGCGCCCAGTTTCCGACACGCTAAAGCCAGCTTTCAATTTTGCTGGAGCTAGTCTGTCGCAGCTGATAGAGCCGTACGTTGACAATTGGCTAAGAACCAGACAAGCCGTGTCTGATCTAATCAATAACTTCTCTATCACAACTCTAGCTACTGATATGAGCCAGCTGCTGAGCGGCGCGGACGATGGATCTAGTCTTTTTGATCGCGCTGATTTTTTCACTGCAACTCGAAGCAATCGCGGGCTAATGCTGCTAGACAAAGAACGTGAGGAAATCCAGCAGGTTAATACCCCGCTGGGCGGCCTTTCTGAGCTTCAGGCGCAGGCGCAGGAGCATATGTGCTCAGCGAGCAGGCTCCCCGCGATTATTCTAACGGGCATAAGTCCAAGCGGGCTAAATGCAACGAGCGAGGGAGAGATCAGGGTTTTTTATGATTGGATTGCTGCGCAGCAGGAGGCGTTTTGGCGTGAACCAATCGAAACCATTTTAAAAGTGGCTCAGCTATCGCTGTTCGGCGAGATTGATAGTGATATTTCGTTTGTATTCAACAGCCTGCATCAGCAGACGCCAGAGCAGCAGGCGGCGATCAGAGAGGCAGATCAGCGAACGGATGTTGGCTATATCAGCGCTGGGGTGTTAGATGCTGCTGAAGTTCGGGAGCGACTAGCGCACAGTGCCAGCTCAGGCTATAACGGGATTGACACCGGCATCGAGATGAGCTACGGCGATGAGTAGAAAAACAGCGGCGGCAGTGCAGTCAAATCGCGGAATCGAGATGGCGTACAGAAAAGCGCTAAATTCCATTCTCTCTGAGATGATCGACAGCTATAAGTGGTGGGTTGCTGCTGAGTATAAAAAATCGCCGCCGCTGCTTGCTGCGATCGCAGTTGACGCGCTGCCAATTTCTGCTATGAGAAAAAAACTTGAGCAACTCGGCGAGCAGTGGCGCTGGCGATTCGAGTCATCTGCTGAAAAAATCGCAGAGCTGTACGCAAAAAGATCGTATCGCTACAGTGATGCAGCGCTGAAAAAGTCACTAAAAGATGCCGGTTGGTCTGTGAAATTCGACATAACTAGAGCAATGAGGGAATCGCTAGATGCAACGATCTCAGAAAATGTTT